GTGGACTCATACGTCACTAGAGGAAATATTGCTAACAAATATGCGTGTGATAACAATGCAAGATTGCTTATCGGGGCTTCTAGAGATGAAGGATTCATCACTAATCAATTTTACGATACAGCAATATCATTAGCAGCAGGATGGCAACAGTATGCTGCAAACTCCGCATTTAAAGTTGATTTGTTAAATTATGGAGTACAAGTTAAAGGGTTATTACAACCATTGTCCGCTGGTACAGCACTATGTAATATACCTCAATTTTTAAGGCCAATTGACTCTAGACGCATCCCTTGCGTGTTTGCTACCGGTATTACATCTGGGGAGAGCCAAGCAGTTGCAACAGTATCACCAGAATCAAATTTAAGTTTGGTTTCAGACCCTACAAGTTCTATTGCGTGGTTGTCACTCGACGGTGTGTCGTGGAAATTTTATTAGGAGTATAGATGCTAACTCTTAACGCAATTTCAATTAGTCTTAAATCTCTGCGGATCACCGCCAGCCAAGAGCTGGCGACTGAGGACGCCAGCGGCCAAAGTTCGAGCACTGACGCCGCTGAAACGGGTATCAAAGCCAAGATGTTGGCCGTATCTGGATTTATTAAATTTGACGATGAAGCACTGCTTACCGACATATTTAAAATGGCCGAAGCCATGGAAGGCGGTGCTCGCACCACTTAC